CCAAGCGCAAGAGATGAGGAATACAAGTCTGCGGTGTAACCCGAAGACATATCCCCCATCACATATCCTGATTTGTACTCACTGCAATCTGACATTTAAGATGTTGACGTTGGTATAGGAACGACATGAACAAGTATCTCGTCCGCTGTGCTTTTGTTTGGCAACACCTTAACAGGAGTTCCTGCTGGGTCTGCAATAACAATTAAGCTATACCAAGAACTTGCACTCACCAAGCCCCAATCTGTTGTTATGGTGATGTCCGTACCAGCCACTGCGCCAGCCGCAGAACCGATAACAACATCGGTCCCTGCCTCATTCCTTGCATAGGCGTACAGCGTCAAGCCTGATGTTGACTGGGTTGTTGAGGTAATATCTACCTCAATAGCCTCCCCAGCGCCAATAATATGCTTATCTACTTTCCTGCTTGCCATTTGGCTGACCTCTTACTGCTTTTTGGCTAATATACAACATACGTGAAGTTTTGTCAAAGACTCATAGTTAACTATTTTCTATTTCATTGACAAGCCCGACATTTTTGCTTATATTGACCTAAACAAAATGGTAAAAACTGTGATTAAAAGACTCGTCGCCCTGTGCTTGATGGTGTTGCTAGGTTGTGATACCCAAGTTGCTATTCCTTGCATAGGGAAGCGTGGAGACATCAATCTCGATGGCGAGATAACAGCCTTTGACGCATCCCTTGTGCTGGACATTATCAATAGGGACTTTAGCCCAAATGACTGTCAAGCACTAGCCGCCGACTTCGACAAAGATGGCGACATAGACCAAGACGATGCTGTCGCTATTTGGGATAGCGCTAATTAGCCCTGTGGACCTCTATATTTAAGTTCGAGCAAGTGACTGAACTACTGGCGTCCGCAGTGGTCCACGTTGCGTTTAGTGTGACCACAGATGTTCCCCCTGATACGCTTGATATAGTTGTCGTGGTCGTTGTGTTGTTTGCTGACAACTGCCCTCCTGTCGAGTCGTTGTAGATGAGGGAGCCACTTGAGATTGCAGTGGTGTCGCTTCGCACCGTAACAAGGGAGTCAAATGTCCAGCCGTAACCAGAGACAGCACTAGAGAATGAGACGGGCCTACTGAACACGGTCGTCCCGTCAATGTCTATGGTTAGGTTTAAGGTGTTCCCTGCGCTTGAACTGTAGGCTCCTCCTGCGGTCACTCTTATTGTAGACCCCGTAGCAAGCGCGTCGGCTGGTATCGTGTTCGTACCGCTCCCTGTACCTATCAGGCTCGTCTTTGTTACCGTATTGGCAACCGTGGTATTGCTCGTCTTGGTATAGAAACTTGATGTCCCGTAACCTGCTAGATGATATTCATAGTAAGATGGCTTTCCCATTGACATCAAGGCAAACCTGTCGTCTTGATCCCCACTGAATACACTGCCATTGATAATAAGACTGTCATTGGCCTCGACCCAAGAGACGGAATTTGTTATGGTGGTTAGTCCAGCGGGCCATAATGACAGGTCTGCTTGGTTTGATCCTGAGTTCTGCGCCTGAAAGATAAGAACACCAGCTTCGTTAGAGTTGTACATAACCCAGTCTATATTGGTTACGTATGGATTGTAACTCCAAGTCAAAACATCGGTAGCACCATTCTCATCGTAGAAACTTAGAGGCAACTTAGTTGCGCCCGTTACCGTATCGTCCATGTTAACAATGATTGACCCGTCAGTCACTGTTAGGTCTCCCACAATATCCGAAACGTCAAGCTCGCCCCTAATAGAGACATTATTGAACTCGGCGTTGCCTTGATTGGTGATTATCCAACCTGTAGTGCCAGGAGTCGTTATGACACCAGAACTATTCACAACCCCGTTCCAATTACTCTTTAGGTGCGTGTTTAGGACGCTTATGCCGTCGAAGTCAACACGCAAGCCCGCTACGACACCATAGTGCACCACGTCATCTACGGCAACCGTCACGGCAGATGTAACAGTAAAACTTGTAGCGAACTGGGCGGCATCAGACGCCACCTCTCGCTTCTGTATCGTGCCAGTAGACTTGTCTATGATTAGGACGCTATCGCCGTCAAAGAGATCGTCATTTATGCCCCCACTAAGCGTGAGTGTAGTTCCAGACGAGGCGCTAGTGATGACGCCAATACTGTCCTCGCTACGCTCAATCTGAAGGTCTATCCTACCAGACTCTACATTTATTAAGCCCGTATTCGCCAGTATTCCCCCATTATTAGTAGATATATTGGTTACATTGGTTGATATGTTTCCTGAATTAACAGATATGTTTCCTGTGTTGCCCGATATATCAGATACGTTGATCGCTACTTGCGCAGCCGTAACACTAAGATCAGCAAGTGACCCACTGACAACCTCCTCGTTATCAGATGCGTTTACCGACGTTGAGTTAAAGTATATCGTGGTGTCATTAGGGTTCACATCGGCAGACAGGGTTAACTCTGTGCCGTCATCAAGCGCAATGGTTGTCCCTGATGGTACACTTACAATCCAATCCTTAACAGTGAGTTGCGTTAGTGTGCCGCTCTGTGCGCCATCAACCTTGCCAAGTGGTTGCCCAAGTACCGTAACTTTGAACCCCTGCTCCCCAAGCCTAACAAGTGTAAGTGTGTCGTCATCTGCCAGAAATATATTAGCACCAGATGGCACGTCAACAGGGAAGTCGTAGTTAGATCCAGGATTAGCGGGGTCATCGAAGTAAAGAGTAGCCGCCCCTGCTGGTTGGTCTTGAGTGAGTTTAAGTTTATACACACTAAGGTCTGGGCTTATCATAACAATGGTGTCATTGCTATTCAAGAGAGCCTGAGATATAACCTCTACATCCACGTCAGCGGTTGTCGCCCCTGCTGGTATGCTCTCCGTAGTCCGTGTCAGCCTTTTACTATTCTCGCTGTTAAACACCTGTTCCATCTGAGAGAACAGGAACGATGAATCACCACTCATACCCCTGCCAAAGTCACCAGCGGAACCAGTGCCATTGTCTATGCCAGTTACCAAGTCGTCGGTGAATCCATTTTCATCAGATTTATACCACGATCCTGACGAGAACTCCCTTGTCCAGTTTAGGTCAACTCGCCACGCTGGATATAGACTTCCATCCCTACTAAGTACATCTAGTGGTGTTAATATGTGTCCTATATTTGGGTACGAGGCACTGTGTACTCTTCGTATTGCGTTAGTCGATGTCAGTATAGCCCTGCCAAGAACGTCGAAGTGATTATCCCCAGTGCTTGCGCCACTGTGACCAGATGTGCTTTCCTCCCAGTTGCCAGTAACGCCATTAATCTTGAATGGCCCCACAAACATAGTACCCCTATTGTAAACAGTGGGACCATCACCTATCATCACTGGTAGTGATCTTGGGCGTGGATTTGTTCTACTGATGTAGTTTATAGATGAGGTGGCAGTGTTGTTTTGAGTGCCATCAGCGAGAACAGGAACGAGTTCAACATTGTCCCATACAGCCTTAGACCATATTAACTCGCCAGCACCAGTTTCATCATGTATGATCGGTCCCAGTCTAACTGTAACCGAACCGTCAGAGGGTAGTGCTTCTATGTCTCCGAACTTCTTAGAAACCCATCCATTCTTCTCGACAAAGTTTTCAAGTAATATCCAATTCTCTGTTGCCCCCCAAGTAAAGTCACCCGTATCTGTCGCGCTTAGGTACTGCGTAGAGGAGCCATTGTGGACCACCTGAATAGCCACCCAATCATCACCAACCCTTTGCCTAGGAGGATTCTCGCTTCCAGTAAGACCAAATACCTGAAATGCAAGCCCCAGTTCGGCTAAAGAAGAGATGGTAGGGGTTGTCTGTTCCGCAACGCCACCTGCCGATATGAAGTCCCACTCACCACCACCAGCGTCCGTGGCGTTTACTATGCCAGAAGAGACAATACTATATCCACTTACATCAGCAGGGTTAGCATCAACGACATTAACACCCATGCCTGAAGAGCCATCAAAAAATGGATATATTGAGGCCCCGCCAGTTGTGTCCCAAGGGTACGTGCCACCAAGCATACTCTCCGCTTCCTCCCTCGTAAGAGGCTCGAAACGTGATGATCTCCATATATTGACAGGCCCGTGCTTGTACTGAACCTCAACAGAGTTGTAGCCAGTAAGGAATGATGCCGTAGATGTCGTGCGCTCCCTATCCTCGTTAGTAGGAGTTACCGATGGGGTTACATCTTCGTAGTCTACGCCACTTGGCGAGACAGCCCTTGTACCACTACCTATGTTCTCGCCATTGGCTATCTTGCCCGTACCAGTGGAGTCATATCTCCACCTGCGGTATGATGACACATGAAGATGGTTCGCCTGTATGAGATGCCAAGCACCGTCAGCCTGAAAGCACTTTATACCAAAAGCCTGACATATAGTACGAAGTACCGTCAACTTTGAGACAGCAGAGCGCGTCCCCTTTCCGTCATCTGTCAAGAACGCAAGTTTATCTATGTATATGTTCTCTAGTGGGTTGTCAGTAGCCCCAAGAGAGGGTGTTACCTTCGGGTAGAACGAGGTGGATACATAAGAATCCAGCCCAAAGCCCGTGTCGTTGAGTATGTCAGCAACAATCGACATAAGGCTCACAACTTCGCTGTCGGCCCTCAAGCCGTTCTCGTCTAAGTTGTACCCTGTGTTATCCAGTCGCCCAAGCCCATCAGCAGCGATGATCTGCAACTGAACAGGACCATCCTCGTCGAAGGTGATCCCTTCAGGGTCGATCTTCCCTATCCACTTCAGGTCATCGCCATCCCGCACAACAATAAGAAAAAGATCCTCAACCTCATTGATCGCTCCTATCAAATCAGAAGCAACTGCCTCGCCACCGTCATATATAGCAAGCGTCGTCTGAGAGAAGACGAACGGGGAGTATTCATCCTTGTCGGAGGGGTCCCAACTCGTTACTATGCTGTCTCTAGTGCTTCCTACTAGCGTGTTGGAGCCTGAAACCCACTTGTCATACGTATCTCTGTGTATCTCAACAGTGTAGTCGTTGCCCTCGTCACCTTTTACGGCTAGCGTATACTTGGCACTCTTCCAGTTAGGAGCAAAATTAAAACTCATACAATCCCTCTATTATGGTGTCATATCTACTAACGGGTTGCTAAACATATCGCTTCTACTAAAGCCGTAACTAGACTTAGCCCCACCAGCGTACCCGTTACCCACTACCCGCGCATTACTGGCAGACTCAGTGGCGAGAACGCCAACCAGATTCCTGCCCGATGCAACAAACTCATACTGCAAGACAGCGGGGGTCCGAGTCCCCACAGAAATGCTAGACGCATTATTCGTCCTAAAACCATAATCAGTGTTTGGCGAGCCAAACAATGCCCTGCCTCCACCTCCACCACCGCCACCCAAGGAACTCGCGCTATCTCGTGCCGTCGCTCTGAGCCTAGAACCTATTGCGATAGCAGCAGCACCAGCAGCAGCGAAGGCAAGACCCGCAGCGATTGAATTACCCGCCCTGAACGTCGTTAACGCCTCTCTTGCTTTTTGTATCGCCACACCCTGTAGTGCAACCAAGAGTCCAATCTTGACAGCAGACTTTCCGTACTTAATCAAGAATGAGCCGAACACCTTTTGCATACCATCAAGTCCGCCACCAATAGAAGCAAATGCGGTAATAAGGTCGGTGCCTAGTGTTGCCATAGACTGCCTGAACTTCTCGTTTGCATCTATGATTCTGTTCTGTGCATCAGTGTACGCCTTGCCGTCAGCGACAAGCCCCTTGAGATTAGAGGAAACCTGAAGCCTCATATTCTTCATGTCCTCCGCTTGCTTCTTTCTGTCCTCGCTCGAAATCACATCCTCGGGAGGAGCGAAGTCCTCCTTTGCAAACCTAACTGGCTCTATCTGATCCAGTCCAAGCACCTTCATCCTATTAAGTAGTTTCTGGTACTCAATCTGCTTCTCAAGTTCCTTCGTCTGCTCCTCCATCTCAGCGAGCCTCAAGCCCTCTGAACCCTTTAACCTAGACAGGTTCTCGCGTAATTGGCCTACATCCTGCTTTGCGTTAAACATAGTCTCACTAAAGATCGTCGCAAACGTCTCTAGTGGTTCAAGGTCTATCTCATCATCTGGCAGGTCTATACTAAGCGCAAACTCATTGTCTAGTGCAATCCCACTAAGTTCCTCTGCCCTTATCCTGTCGGCTTCTGCTATTGCGCCAAGTCTCCGCTCCTCTATAGTAAAGGCCGCCTCAAGCGCTTCTAGCTCGTCCTTCGCAGTGCCCGTTATTCCAAGCCGTGCTTCAAGTATGTCCTTGGCTGTCTCAAGTATTCCCTTCTGAGTCTTTAGGGCGTTTTCTTGCTGTAGGAAGTCCTCCTTGTTTATTTCGCGCCCAACGAGCTGTGCACGTAATTCTTCCCGACGCGCTTTTATATCGTCCAGTAAGAAAGAAAGCCTACCAACAGATTGAAAGGCATCCTCAGAGGTCACAAGGATGCCCTTTAGTCCACCTGGGTCCTCCCCAACAATAGTCAGAGCATTATTGAAGGCTTCCCCCATCTCGCGAGCATCCTTCTTCGCCATCTGCATCCGATTGGACACAAGTTCTATGGCCCCAGTGATGAGGGAGAATACCGCAAGAAACCCTACCGGCCCCTTCAGCATACCAAGCATAGCCTTCAAGCCCTTGGTTGCACCGCCAGTCTGAGCGGACAGCATAACGAACGCCTGAGCGGTCTGCTGGACGTTGTTCGTAATAGCCCTGACACCCTGAGCAGCACCAATACCGAACTGCCCCATATCCTGAAAGACCTGACCTAGCGACACCACGGCGAACGATGCCGACCCCGTAGCGTGAGCCATGCCACCCATCGCCATCTGGTTATCAAGGAGAGCCTTCTGCCCCGTACTCATGCCTTGGGTCACGTTGGCGTATGACACCCTTAACTCTTCGTTCTCCTTGGCAAGCCTGTTTGTGGCTGCTGAAGCAACATCTTTTAGTGTTGCCTCCTCCTTCGTCTCGGCGTTTAATATAGTGCCTTGGGCGGTAAGGATATACTCACCCTTGGACAAAGCAACAATCGAGGCGGTGAGCCTGTCTGTTGCACTGCCAGAGGACATCATCGCCGTAGTCTGCTCCCTAGAAACCTGAGCAGAGGTCTTCTTAACAACAGCCTCCTTCTCCGTAGCGGCAGTTGAACTATTTGTTATGCTCTCTAGTGTCGCCTTTGCTGTCGCTAGATTCTGCTCCTCTTTCGCTAGAGCCTTTGTTACCCTAGACTGAGCCTCGGCTTTACTTATAAAACTCTTAGATTGGGTATCGTATAAACGCCCAGCCTTCGTAAGTTTTATTGTACCCTTCGTGAGTTCCAGTAGCCTCTTGCTCAACCGCTGAACGGCTTTCCCTGAGCCAGAGAACCCCGACTTTAGATTGGTAACGTCTGCCAGAAGACGAATCTTTACGTTCTTGTCCACTATGTCCTCTTTACTTTATAGCCAATACCCTCGACTTGGCGACGATCATTCTGCCACGCAATAGCAACTTGGGTGTAGGTGCAAGCCCTGAACCCTTCGGCACGAACGGGGTCGTTACCAGAGAGTTCAAGGCGTATTATTGTCCATATGTCAGTCTCTCTAGCAAACTTCTTGGACCACCTAGCCTCTATTATGTTACTGCTCTGTTTTTCGGCAGGTATTACCCCTTCGACTCTGGCGTTAGCCTCTCTACGATCTTCGCCAGTAAGGTAAAAAAATCCTGCGTCACCTTTGATGCCATGCCAGAAACAGCGTTCTTTGGGTCGAAGTCGGGCAGTCCGTCAAGAACAAGTCGAGCCATCTCAATATCGAGAAGCCTATCCTCATTTCCATCAGCAGAACCAGCCTCAACCAAGGCGAACACCTTCTCTTGAAGTTCTATTGTCGGAGACTTGAGTTTACCCCACTTTCCAGGAGCAACCTCATACTCGTCACCAACCCTAGGCTCATTACATCCATCAAGCAGTGCGTTTAAGTCTATTCTAGCCATTTTTGATCCCTCTTTGTTTGTTTATTAAGCGGTCGTCCAGTCAACAGCACCAGATCCAGCAGAATCATCCTCGATGTTATTCACACCAACGAAAGTAACCGTTGCGCCAGCGAACATATCTCCTGGATCGTTACCTGCCGTCTCAACGCCCCAGACATCATTGGTAGCAGTAGCGGCTCCATCTGTGTACGACAGCAAGGCACTAAACGAAGCAGCGACACCGCGAACTGTAAGCACAACAGTGCGAACGCCAGTGGAGTCCTCGTCACCGTAGCGTACGTAGGAGTACACATTATTGAGAGCCATGAACTTACCGCTAGGCATAGAAATGGCTACATCAACATTGACGTTCTCAAAGGCGTATGCAGCAGCATAGACATCTGTATCTGCTCCACGAAGTCCTGCAAGTTCAAACTCTGCTTCAACCATAGATTGACCAGCGTACCAAGGGCGACCACAGCCATCTACAACGTCATCCTTCATGGAGAACTCATAGGAAGGCTCGTTTACGGGTGATCCAAGGTTGACGAAACTACCTGTCAAGCCATCAAACTTACCTGGAGAAGTAGCGTTGTACGCCTTGATATAGACGGTACAAGAGTCAGGAATAAGACCGACAAGAGGAACAGCAGTGATCGCTGCATTAAATACGTCCTGCGTGTCGCCGTCCTGATACGTTGAAGTGACAGTCACGAGATCGCGATCCGTCATCATACCTTCCAAGGCTGTGACAGCCCCGTAATCAAGGCAGTCAAAAGAGCCTGTCTTAGTGGTGTACCCACGGCGCACAGGGAAGCCGATAGCCGCGTCAAACTCCTCCTTCTCAGTCGTAAGCGACCAGTTCTGAATTAAATTAGCGGTGATAGTTGTTGCGGCACCATCATCTACCACTACCTGAGTAAGTTGCTGTGGGCCTGGACCCCATGTGTTAACTGCCATTTTCTTTTACTTCTTTTTTGGGTTTGCTCTCTTCGGCTTTTATACCAAAGTATTTTTCGGCGACATCAGAGGAGATCTTTATAGGATAAGCCTCGTAGTGGTCTGTCTTTGATCCTAGGACGGTGATCTTTTCACCAGCCCTGATTATAAACTGCCTTCCATTGACCCTCACTCTGGTAGGCTTCTTTACAGTGAATTTCTTCATTATGTTGTTACCTGCCTCGCAGGAGTTATTACGTATCTTATTAAGTGAGATATAAATCCCTCTCCTATTGGCTGCCTGTACCTACCGACGTACTGTGTGCCGTGGTAGGCCTTCCTTGCGTCAGCCGAGCGCAACGTGTTCTCAAATAGATCGTGAACAATGGTATCAGAGACATCACACAATCGGTTAATGTCTGCCTGATACTTACCACGACCTCCTAATCTAACCACTACGCTAATGTCAACTAGAAGCCCCTCTCGTATCGGCGTGCCATACGCGCTCTGTGTGTCTGGGCTCGCGTCAGAGAGCGTCATAAACACAATCGAACTACCAGTGCCACCTTGGGCGAAGTTGGCTACAATAGCCTCTGAGAGCGTCCCTTCAAAGCGGACAACTCGGTCAACATCGTCGCCTACTCTTCTCTCGGCCTCGCCAATGAGGGCTTCAAATACATTATTTGTAGAAACACTATCCAATTACATCCACCTCTAGCGTATCATCCGTGAACCGAGGCTCAACAACACGCCTAAGAGATGCGTCAGCCTCCTCGCTTAACCATAACTCGTTTAATTCAAATGGGGCGCGATTCTTTTGGTCTACACGAGAGTACCACTGGGCCTTCGGGTCGCTTACACCAATAGTAGCCCTGACATCATCAAGAGCCTGTGTCTGACCTCTGTATGGACCACGTATCTTCCCGCCACCAAGGGCTGTGTCAATTTTCGTCCCATCAACAGACGCATACACGGATTCCATCATGGTTCCCTCGCGCCTCAGTCTCACTGGGCTGGTCATACCTTTTTTGTACTTATTTGCGTACTTGACACTATACGGTGCAAATGGAGTGCCATCTGCATTGATACCCTGACTGGTTCTAGTCTTTATCTGAGCCACACCAGCAACGGCGACATCGACAACAACATTGCCAAGTTGCACTGCATAGGCACGTAACTCCTCTATGAACCCCTTCCCAATAAGAGAACTAATAGCCATCTATGCCACCCAAGTTCTTCGTGAGTGTACGTCCATATCGTCGTCAACAGTCGTCTCTAACTGCGTGAGGAAGTCTGAATCAATGCGCAGTTGCTTGATAAGGGCATTGAAGGCCATCTCAAAGCGATCCCGCATCAACTCAGACCTGTCAATCATCATAGAGCTAGGAGAAAGAGCCTGTTGCTCGTAGTATTGCCACATGACACAGTAGCCAAGCGTCCTGTTAACAGCGCCAGTCAAGTGAGTCTTGCCCACATCAATAGCCGCATCAAAGAACTCACCTGGACCGTCAGCGTCACGCATCATCTCAGGGAACTCGCGCATGGACTTCATCTCAATATAGCCCTTCGCCTCGTCCCGCATATTTGCAGATATGGCGTCAGTGTCATACGAGTCAAAGTTGGGATCACGCAAGTCTACTGGCGCAATACCGTCCATAACGTCGTTGTCAAGAGTGAGGTCAGCCCAAGAGCCCATATCTACTGTCCATTTTAAGCGCACAAGCAGGGGGCCGAAGCCCCCCGCCGTACACCGTTTAGTTTACGACTGGTCTACGTCAATCTTTACGCCAGCAAGGTCTTTGTTGCTTGCGACATTAACGTCCCAGTTAGATCCTGTAACTACATTAGCCGTAGTTGGGTTAACACCACCGTTAGTAGTGTCCCACTTGAAGCCTTTGAGTCCAAGAACGTAGTCGTCCTCTCCCTGAAGAATCATCTCAAGGTTGGCTTTGAGCAACTTGCGATCCATAGCCACGATAGGCAATGTATCAACAACGATCTCAATAGCGTTGTCTACCAAACCGAGAACGTGATACTCACCAGGAGTACCAGAAGTGGTTAAGTAAGAGATGTCAGAGACAAACATTGGGAGCCCAAGAGTTCCTGTTCCACCCTGATAAATCTGGAAGTCAGCCACGTTGCCAGAGGCAGCGGACAACTGCTCGACTTCGAGGGCCTCCATTGCGCCTGAGTTCGTAACCCATACTTTCACACGATCAGCAGCGTCGCCCAATTTCCGCTTTCCGCGAACAAGAGCAGTGTGATCTAGTGTGGCATTTGCGCCTGTAGCAGCGTAGTCGTACAGGTTGTTGCCTTCAGTCGTGATGGCAGCAGCGCAAGCACCGATAGACGTATTCAGCATTTCCTGAACGCGAACCTTAGCATAGTTTTCGCCCAATAGGGTCGAGAACAAGCGTGGGTCTTCTGCGATACGACGGAAAGCATCTTCAGTCTGTGAGTACGGTCCGTAACGACGACTCAGCTTGACGCCGATGTTTTCGTCTTGTGTCATTGCCGTAGGGGTCAGGTCTGTAGAGACATCTGTGATGTCACGACGAACGTAACCGCCTGAAGGGAAGTCAAAGAACCGCTCTCTGCGATAGTCTCCCTGTGATTCTGCGGTCAGAATGTTTACTGCACCGCCAAAGCCAGCGCGAAACTCCTCGATAGCCTGACCGAGTGTTTCTACGAAGGCTGCACTAAATTCTTCGTCGTAGATGACAAAGTTAGATTTTGTTCCAATAGCCATTGCTTATTTTCCTATTATTTAAGTTTCATGTAAGCGGGCCATCCTTCAACCTTGGGCTGTCGTAGCCCGTACTGGCGAATATAAGCGCCGTGGTCTTGGACATCATCACGAGTCTTGGGCTTGTGCCCGCTCTTGGTGACGCCTTTTCCTTCTTGCCCAATCTTCGCTCTCGTACTGTTGCGTTCTGGCTCCCGCAAGTAGTCTTTCAACCGTGGGTCAGCGACAAGTTCTCCTACGAAGTCCTCAACGGACATCTCAGAACCCCTAACGCTGATTGTTGATGTATTGTAGTCAAAGTCGATCTGATCTCCGTAAAGCAGTTCCGCTGTTGACGGCTTCTTTGGGTCGATACGCTTAATGAACGTGTCATCAAACCTACTACCAAAAGCCCGCTCCATCTCTACGTGTTTTAACTTGCTGGTCAATCCAGAAAGCTGTTCTCTTGTCTGCTCTAGTTCGCTTTGCACAGGCTTTAGGTTCGCCGTAGTCCACTGCTCTCGTTGCGCGTCAAGGTCAACGCTCGGCTCCGAAGTGCCGTACTTCTCCTTGAATCTTGCCACAAGAACTTCGTCTTCAAACACCTTGTCACGATGTACGTGATTCTTAAAGCGTTCGTCTACTTTATTCTGGACTGCGGGGCCGAACTTATCTTTTGAGATATAGCCCACACTCAGATCATCATTTGAAAGAACTTTATAGTCCTCTGATAGCGGTGTGTATTCATCGCCATCCTTTACGTATACATCCATCTCGATTCTTATTTACTGTGCGCCTCGGTGTGCGCGGTCAATCGGAAAATAAGCAGCCCTCAATCTTTCTCCTTCCGGTAGAGACATACGCGAGGGTGTTGCGTCTGTTGTGTGCGAATATAAGAAATTCACACGATCTTGTCAAAGAAATACCAAATTTAATTTACCTTTATCTGCACAAATGTTATTTTACCACCTTTATCGTCCCGTCCTCCTTGCGCTGGACTCTTGTGTACGCTCCATTGTGCTCGCGATCAGGCCATCCTACACCGCCTTCCTTGAAGATCGTGCCAGAGCCTCCGCTGATAAGCCTCCTGACGGGTCTACCGTTGTACTCAATGAGTGGAGTAGCCTTCATGGACTCCACAACATCAAACTCCTCCTTATCCCCGTCCTGATACCTGTACGTGTACGTCATTCTTGTCCCTCGATGTCCCTTGTTTCTTCTTCTTTATCGTCCTCGAAAGGTACCTCTACAGGCACTTCTATAGGCACTTCGGGCACCTCAACATCCTCTAGGCGCTCACGAACCTCCTTGGTGATGCCGTCAGTAGCCATAAGAGCAGCCAATTCAGGCTCTAAGCCCGTACCAGAGGCAGCAACGTAGTTGTTTACTTGCTTCTGAATGAGGTTTTCGATGTCAACAGGCTTAAAGTCCCTGCTACGCTCTACGGTAGAGGAGTGCCATACCGATTCGTCCTGTGGGGACATGATCTGTGAACCTAGGAACCGCCAGTCGTTGTCAATCTCGTCAATAGCGCTTGCCATCAGGCTCAGGAACGCCGTGCGCCCTTCTGCTTGGTTGAACAGCACCTCAGTAGCAGAGCGCTCTATGTTCGGGGCGTTCATGCGCTGGTGGTTCGTAATGTAGAACTGCTTGACCTCGGCCTCGTAGGTTCTGTACGCCTCAGAAGCGTTACTTGAGTCTGGGGAGATGTAGTTCCAGTCCCCTTGTAAGCCGTTAGCACCCGCATTGATACCCGCAACGCCCTTGTTGAACACACTGTCCTCAACGTCACCAACAAGGCGTGGGTGGTTGATCACACGGAAGTTCCAGCGGGCATCGCTGAGGATGTTGTACAGGGCATTGTGGTCTTCTGCCATCTGGTAGCCGACCTCTCTAGTCATGCGATCAGAGAACTTCAGGTACGTGAAAGGCAAACGCTCAACGGTCCTTGTGTCGTCCGTGTAGAACTTGTGCTTCCAAGTGTCAGCATCCACCACCTCAAGAGTGTCGTCACCCCCGTCGTTTTCGCTGATACGCCATTTCGTCCACCCGTCAACATCGTACTCTGTGTAGTAGCGCACAACCTCTGCGGGCTCGTGCATATCGGGACGCTCAAGCACGTCCTCTGCCACTAAGAGCCACGTAGGGCGTCCGTTGACCATGTGCCAATCGACAATCCTGTTCGGGTCGATGATCTCTGTCAGCGGGTTCGCAGCCCCTTCTGGCAAGTACGTAAAGGAAAAGAACTTGTTATCCACGATAACATTCGTCTTCGCCTTGTTCAGTGCTCCTAGCCAGTTTAATCCAGTACCGTCGATGTCTCTCCACATACGGTACATCAAAGAGCCCTCATCATCACTAGCTCCAAGGGGTCCCCCTTCCCTTAGATTCCACTTGCCGTTCTCAACGGCGGCGATACCACCAGAGTACGCATCGACAAGCGCTGCCATGTGTGAGGGGAAGCGAGTAATCCTCGCTCGTTCCGCAAAAGCAGAGGCTGACTCGCCTTGGCTCCTGCGTATAAGATAAGAGCCGTACCCACCGTTCGAGGAGGGGGCACCAGAGCCCTCGCCAGAGAAGTAGCCCACCCTGTAGGTTCCCCTAGGCAGGTTGTCCTCCGACATAAAGTTAGATATTGCCCGTGGGGGCTTAGAACCGTCAGGATCGTCATTCATTGAACTAGATTCCGACTTTGCTACCGCTAAGGCGCGTCCTGTGTACTGATCCCTAGTGTACTGCCTCTTTAGAACCTCCACTTCGTAATCAGGATGCCTGTTTTCTACCCAAAGATCAGCCATATTCTATAGATTTAAGTGCGCGTAGCCAATAGTCTGGCCGCCGTGCTTTCTTTTGTAGATAGCCATCTCAAGCGCATTTCTGCGATCAGGGCTCCTACGGATTACTCTCTTCATCTCCTTTTTACCTAATACCTTTCGCCGACCTTTCGCATCTAGTTCATACGTATTGGACAGCAACTCTTCCTTCAGAACGGGGTCATCAGGGATCGCCCCGCCCTTCCTTATCCAGTCTGCAAGTTGAAATGCCATTTCTGACCCGACATTGTTGTAGTTATCGTCGTCGGACGCGCTTGATTGAACGTGAATTGGCACGACCACAATGTTAAATTTGTTTCCCTTCTCCTTGAGGATGTTGTGTAAGGCATCCACAGGGCTGGATCCAAGTCCGATTTCATCTATTTGCACCCTTATTTGTTTGTCGTGCTCTCTGTGGTACTTGCGCACCGCTTCAATAATTTTTCTAGCTACGTACACACCGTCCCTATTACGTAACGTAACAGGTAAGTGTGCGTGCTGACCGCGAACAGCGTAGATGACCGACTCGTCATCCCCAAAACGAGCAACATCAACCCCAAGGGTCAATTCGCCCGTAGCAGAAGTGTCCTTCCACCGCTCAACAGCCTTGTCTACACTATCAAGGTCTATAACAGAGTCCTCACCTTCACCAGGGAACTCGCCAAGGACGCGAACGCGGAACGCAATCGAATCCTTACCCCACATATCAAATTTCTCGTCGATCCAAGGCTTTGTAGCTAATCCAGGGATCTTCATCTCGCCAGTGACGTTAGGAGAGTCGTAGGATGACAACTTTATATTGTGCCAAAACCGCGAATACTTCGTAAAGGCGTTGCAAAACTCACCCGTCATCTTTGTAGCCTGTGACGCCATGAATATCTTAGCTCCACCAGCCATGTTCCCCTCCATAGCCTCAAAGATAATGTCCTCAATACCCGAAGCCTCGTCTAGGAGGTACAGGATGTGCGGAGAGGAGACACCAGCAGCGCGCTCTGGCTCTGTAGTAGAGAAGCCGAAGGCTTGATTGCCGTTACGAAGGGTTAGCCCCGTGGAGGGATCGAGGGAAGGGTCCTTTTCTAGGAACTCCTGATAGACAGGAGATTTACGTACCATCTGGCGTATCTCGCGCCAAAGCGCCTTCTTCACCTGATCAAAAGATGCAGAGGATATAGCGACTCGTGCATCCTCCCCTTTTAGTTGCCAATAGAAGGGCCACCAGAGGGCTATTATAGCCATAGATCGGGTCTTACTGGTCTTGTGACCCGAACGTACAGCTACCCTATCGTAATCTCGGCAAGCACGAAGCATATCGGCTTGCTTAGACCACACCTTCTCACCGAGAACATTGATCGCAAACCACACAGGGTCCCACGACTTCTCGGCAAGAGCGTCTAAATCTTCTCTTGATAATGTTTCAATACTCAAAGAACTAGTCTCCCTTTGCCAAAACAAGGAGTTTGTCTACGTATGTGTTGCCTGAGCCGTCAGAACTCGCCTTGAAGCCACCGTGGTACTTCATCATGCGATCCTGAGCAGCATCAGCGGGATAGAACGTCAACTTAGTACCGAACTTTGTTGGCGAAACATCCTTTAAGAGCGGTCCAAGACCGTCCTTACGCATACGCTGTACATCAAATACATATTCGATGCCGTGACTCACGCCCTCACCGCAGTGGGGGCACTCAACAGGCACCTCAATAAGATATTGCATCAAGTCAGCCCTTGCCATCGCCGAAACGCGAGCAACAGTCTCCTCAATACCCATCTCCAAAGCCTTTAACTCAATGTCAGCCCGACGCTTAACCTCTGCCTGGATGTGGGGCTTCTTAAATATCTTGTCAGCCTTCACCTTAGCAGCCCTGTAGCCTCTGCCGTCGTCCTTTTCCCCTTCAGGAGGGCCAGCGAAGTAGTACCCCGCGACCTTATAGGACTGAATCTTATTCCTGTACTGATCACCGTCAGCGTCACAGTACGCATCTACAAGTGTCTTTTCCTGTCTGGTAAATTCCTCGTAGGGTTTTATCGAATGTCTCTTTGGCATAGTGCTATTTACTGATCCCTATGTTAAACTAGGGGCGAATATACGAATATATTGTGAACTTGTCAAAGAACCATTGACTTTTATTTTATTTTTCTCTATATTGGCTCTGTGTTTAACTAAAAATAGACAACATGACCCTAAAAACAGCAATAAAAGCCTCTGTGCCAAATGTCGCCTTGGTCGCCATAGGTGCATTTTTTACAGCTTATGCGGGTGGTGGTGGGGAACTCTTCCTTATCGGACTCGTAGTAGCACTTGTGGCATTAGTGTCAATACCGCTAATAATACATCAAACCAACTCAACTAAGTAGAAAACAATTCAACATGAAAGCACTTAACAAGGCTCAACTCATCGGCAACCTCGGCAAAGATCCAGAACTCCGTCACACGGGTTCAGGCACTGCCGTTTGCTCTTTTTCCGTAGCCACCTCTGACAGGTACAAGGACTCCTCTGG